CATTTGCGGTCAAGTATTTCTACATTATAATCATGTGAATGGCCCATTTGCTGAGAAAAATAAATTTGATGGAAGACAAATGCTAGGTCTACCATCAGGTGTTAAATAGTATTATAATGGATTTATATGTTACAAAAAATAGGATTCGTACCAGGGTTCAATAAACAAATTACTTCTACCGGCGCTGAAAATAGGTGGACGGGTGGGGAGAATGTACGTTTTAGATATGGTACACCGGAGAAAATAGGGGGATGGTCTCAATTAGGAGTAAGCAAACTAACAGGTGTTGCAAGAGCACAACATCATATGGTTAGTAATGCTTCTGTTAATTATTCAATCATTGGCACTAACAGAATTTTATATGCTTATACGGGAGGTATCTTTTATGATATTCACCCTTTAGTTAATCCAACAGGAACAACATTAACAAGTGCATTTAGCACAACTAACGGATCACCAACTGTAACTATTACTTTCCCAGGAACACATAGTTTTTTAGCAGGAGACATTATTTTATTTAGTGATTTTTCTACTATTACAAATTCTAATTATAGCGCAACAGATTTTGATGGAAAAAAATTTATGGTAACTAGTGTGCCTACTTCAACCACAATTACTATTACAATGGCTAGCGCTGAGACTGGAAGTGGTGCAACAACATCTGGTGGCATTAAATATTATCAATACTATCACGTAGGACCTGCAGAGCAACTAGGAGCTTTTGGTTGGGGTATCGCATTGTGGGGTGGTAATTTATTAGGAGCTTTAACTTTTACTTTGGATGGAGCATTAGGAGATAATACAAGTGGGAACAATGGTTCAGCTACACAAATTAGATTAAACAGTGTAGCAGGATTAACTTCAACAGGAACTAACTTTATTCAAATAGGTTCAGAAGAAATTTCATACACAGGTATAAATGGGAATGAACTTACAGGAATTACAAGAGCAGTTAGAGGAACAACAAGAGCGGCTCACAATACCGGCGTTACAGTTACAAACACATCTTCATTTACAGGGTGGGGATCACCCGCAGCTAACACTGACTCCGTAACAGATCCAGGACTATGGTCCTTGGACAATTTAGGGGGAACTGCCATAGCATTAATTCATAATGGGGAATGTTTTGAATGGGATGCGAATGCTACTAATGCAACAGAAAATAGAGCAACAATTATTGCAGGAGCACCCACAGCGTCCCGTGATATGTTAGTATCAACTCCTGATCGTCACTTAGTATTTTTTGGAACTGAAACTATAATTGGAGATAAAACATCACAAGACGAGATGTTTATAAGATTCTCGTCTCAAGAAAATATAAATGATTATGTTCCAACAGCAATTAACAGTGCCGGTTCACAAAGATTGGCTGATGGATCACGGATCATGGGTGCTAAACTTGGAAGAAATGCTCTTTATGTTTGGACAAACTCAGCTATGTTTACTATGAGATTTGTAGGGACACCATTTACATTTGCTTTCGAACAAGTTGGAACTAACTGTGGATTGTTAGGAATGAATGCAGCAGTTGAAGTGGATGGTACGGCTTACTGGATGTCTGATAATGGTTTCTTTAGATATACTGGACAACTGCAGTCTATGCAATGTTTAGTAGAAGATTATGTTTATGAGGATATAAATACAACCTCTAACCAATTAGTTTATGCAGGTATCAATAATTTGTTTGGTGAGATTACCTGGTTCTATCCAACTAGTACATCAAATGTAAATAATAGATGTGTTGTATATAACTATTTAGACTCAACTCAAGAGACCTCTATATGGTCTACTAATGCTAGTTCTTTATTTACTAGAACTACATGGGAAGATTCATCAGTATTTGGTTTACCTCATGCTACTCAATATAATGCAGCAGATGATGCCTCATTTGATGTTGTAGGTAATACAGAGGGGAGTACAATTTATTTTGAACACGAAACTGGATTTGATCAAATAAGTGCTAGTGCTACATCTGCAATACCTTCTTCAATTACTTCAGGAGATTATGATATTACACAAGATCAAAGAGAAGGTGTCTCATTTAGAGGAGATGGAGAATTTATGATGAGGATCAGTAGAATTATTCCAGATTTTGTTTCTCAAAGTGAAGACGTTATTATTAAATTAGATCTTAGAGATTACCCTAATGATGCGGCTACTACACAAACTTATACTTCAACACCTACTACTAATTTTATTGACACCAGAGCTAGAGCTAGACAAATTGCCTTAACTATATCTAATACCGCTGTAAGTAGTAATTGGAAACTAGGTACATTTAGATTAGATGTACACTCAGGGGGTAGAAGATAATGGAACAGATTATATTAAACGCTATTAAAACTTATGGTTTTAATAAAGCTATGGGAATGTTTGCTAAAGACGATTTTGATGCTGCTGTAGGAGAAATGACTGGTGGGGGTATTAATAAATTTACAGGAGGTAAGGGTGTTACAGGTTTAATTAAAAATCAAAGTAAAAAATTTGCAATGAATAAACTTTTATCAGGGAATATGGGAGGATTAGGAGGAATGGCATTACCTTTGGCAGGGGGTTTAGCTTTAGGTTATATGACTAATCCATTAAGAGAAGGTTCTTCTAATTATAATCCTGAACTTCAAGGTCAAATAGATTATGCTTCAGAACAAGGTTTGATAGATAGAGATAACAGTATGAATGCATTACGATATAATGAGGACTCTGTGTTAAGTGGTCAAAATGTTATATCTGGTTTTGGAACTAATGATTATGGAAAACAATTACAAAAATATAGAGATAAATATGCGGATACAATGCCTCCAGAAAGATTAGAACAATTAGACCGAGAAATATTTGATCAAATAACTAGTGATTTTGATGAAGTAGATAAATTTATAGAGGAGCAAGAAGAAACATCTACACCTGTAGTAACTGCACCTGCACCTGCACCTGCACCTGCATATGTGCCTAGCCCTGGAGATAATGGCGGTGGTGGTAACGATGGTGGCGGAGGTTCTAGTCAAGATAATGCAGGGGGTGGAGCATCAGCTAATAGAGGAGATGCGGGTTCAGGATGGGATAGCTCACCTTTTGCTAAAGGTGGTATAGCAAATATTAATATGAAAAAAAGAAAATTAGGAGAACTATTACGATGGCTAAAATTGTACAATCATTAACCCGACCTTCAAGAGAATATAATGAAGGCGTAGCAGCTAACCAAGTTAGAGATTTGGATGCTGTAATTGAAAAATTAAACACAACGTTTCAACAAGAACTTAAACAGGAGATAGAAGCTAGAAGTTTCTTTTTAAATTAATGGCAGTAGTAAATCAATACGAATTTTATGGAGTAGCCGCACAAAATTTAAGTGGCGTAGGTTTAAATATGTTTGGCACGGTCCTTGTAAATGGGGGGGCTGTTCAAAACCCTGTTGTTAGTGAGACATATATTATAAAATCTTTACGAATAATGTCTGCAGGAACCCCTACAATTACTGTAGTTAATAATGGTATAACAGTAATCAAAACAATAGCTGTTACAGCTAACGTAAGTCTAGAACTTTTGACCCAACCCTTAATTGTAGAAGGAGGTACGGTTCTTACAGTTATAGCTAGTACAACTGGTGCCACAGATGTGGGTATCAGTTTCTTAAATATTAAAAAATCAACAGTGGATTAAACATGGAAAATAAAGTAATACCTATATTACAGGCAGAAACTATAACAACATATAGAAACATAGCAACTGGCGAGACTTTTAAAGAGAGAAGTGAGTGGGAAGCCAAGGGATATAAGAATGAAGACATGGCTCAAGATGTAAGAGTTATTATGCCAAAGCTTGATTTATTTAGTAAAAAAGGATAAGGTAAGAAACCCGAGTTAAATTATGATGAATCCTCAAAAACAAATAACTACGAATGCTCCTTCAATTAGATACGAAGGAGACCTGCGTCCTGAACAAGCAGGAATTATGCAGAAACAGGCTCAAGCTATGCAGCAAATGCAACAACAAGCTATGATGCAACAGCAGCAAGGTATGATGCAACCACAAATGGGACAACCTCAAATGCCTCAACCACAAATGGGACAACTTCCAGGTAGAATGCCAGCAGCCT